CATAAAAGATGCAGCTTGCTGCCAAGCTCCGGCGCGAGCGCAAAGCTCCCGCGCCGCACGCTCAGCTTAAAGAGCACGCGTTCGAGCAGCTCGTCCCAGCCGCTCACGCGCACGAGTCCGCCCGCGCCGTCGGCCACATAATCGCGGTCTTTGATCTTCAGCTCCATCGTCAGCCTCCCATTCCCAGATACGGCATTCCGTTGATGAAAAGGAGCCCGTTGATGTCGATGCGCCCGTTGTTGCGCAGCACGATCTCCGTCCCCGACGCACCCGACCGAATGCGCACCTCGCCGGGTGCCAGGTCGTCCGCGCTCTGCCCCACCGCGCCCACAGCGTAGGCCTCCTCGCCAAAGGTCCCGCCGCGCACCACCAGCACATCCTCGCCCTTTTTCGGCTGCCACTCATAGCCGCCGGGCGCGGCGGTCTTCACCTCGCGCTTTTCCCCGCTGCTGAACACCGCCAGCTCGCCGCCCTCGACCGTCACCGTTCCGTCCTGCGCCGAGGCCACGTCCTGCATCTCATGCTGGCTCAGCTTTCTCGATAGCCACATCGTCTCTCACTCCCTCTGCATCATCACTTCGCACGCCTCTCCGCTCTCGCCGAAGCGGCGCACACGCTCGATCACGCGGAAATTGCCCACAATGCCGATCTTCGTCCCGCTCACCGCCGCGATATCCCCCGGCGCGGCGGTGAACCGCCCCGCGATCGTCACGCGCAGCGTCTCCGCGCCCTCCTTCGACTTTGCGATCTGATACTCCCCCGTGTAGCGCATTGCCTGCGTGCCGCTGCGCGCCGGCACGTAAAATACGCGCCTGCTCGTGCCGCCGCGAGCACAGAACGCCTCGTTTTTCACGCTCTGCTTCACGCCCGCCTTGCTGTCCACCACCAGTGCCTCGGCGATCACGCCGTAGCGCTTGTCGCAGTAGGCGAGCGCCGTCACCGGCGTTTTGGCGCCGATGCTCACGCGCGCGCCCTTGCGGTTTTTCTTCACTTCCAGCGCGCCCGTCTTGTCGAAATACGGCGCGATCCCTCCGTGCAGCGCTGCAAAATCGTTCAGCGCCTTCCACTGGCTCGAACCGTTCGCCACGCGGTACCGCGCCGCAGCCGTCACCGCGTCATAGCCCGTGCACGCAATGCCGTACGGCGTCACATGGTTTTTGAGGATCTCCTCCATCGTCGCCCACTGATAGCTCACGCTCTCTGCCTCGTTGTCGAGCAGCAGCGCCGCCATGCCGCGTCCGCTCACCTCAAGCTGCAAGCCCTTTTCATCGCATGTCACGCCGCACTCGTCCACAACGCCCGCAAATTCGACCGTGCCGTCCTCTCTCGCCGTAAAGCGCACCGCCCGCCGCAGCGTCTCCGCCATCGCAGGCTCGTATGCGCACCGCAGCGTAAAGCTGTCGCACGGCACGCTTCCCGTGTAGGAAAATTCCCACTTCAGCAG